ATCAGTGTGTGGCAGTTCTCCTACTTCACGAACCACGCAGTCAGGGTGGTACTTCTCAACAAATGCTTTCGCGGCGTCAACACTGTGATGCCAGCTTTCAGCTTCAATGGTCAAAGTGTTAGGGCCATTGGTTACTTCCCACTGTGCAGGGTTTTCGATTGTGATGGGTTGGTATTTGATTCTTAGAACTCTCATTTTCCTTTCTCCTTTCTGGGTTTACCTTCGATATGTTTATTAGACCACATCTAACTACAGAACACTACTACTTTCTAGTGGGTGGCGAATATTTCGTTAAAAACAACATCAAGCTGCTGTGCTGTCAGGTGTGCATCAACAATAATCTTGATGTCAGGGAAGAAGCTGAACTGTAGTGATGAAGAGTAAGGTCCAAACACTTCTTTGGCAGAATCCCACAAATAGGTTTTGGTCTTCTGGGTTTTTGCTGTGTTAATAGTTTTCATGTCTGTTCTCCTTTCTGGGTGTCAGGGTACTCAAATAAGCTATTTGAGTACCCTAGTTTTGAGTGGTTAGGAATTCAACCACTCGTCAAAGGTTTTGATGTAGGAGGTGCTACCCTCCATACACGCAACGTAGATGTTGTAACGATCTTGAAGTGTTTCCATTTTCCTTCTCCTTTCTAAGTTTGCCTTCGATGTAGTTATTAGACCACGTTACTAAACTATATGCAACTACTATTGACTATATTACTGCACATTACTGCACAGGCTAAAAAGGGCTCAAAAGAGGGTGTTTTAAAAGCTGGACGTAATGCTAGACGTAATTCGAGCTGCAGGCCCCATAAACAAAGGGATGTGGGTTTTGAGGCAAAACAGCGTGAAACTGCTATTAGGGCAGAAAAAAGGAGGCAGTGAGGCTGTGAGGGCCACAAGGCACGGGGGTTGGGGGGAAGGGGGAAAGGAGCACGGACCACGGACCACGGACCGTGTCTATAGAGAAGCTTCTTGAAAAAAGACTTTTGATTTTCTTTTTTGAGCTAAAAGCTTCTTTATAGAGGTGATAGACGTGATAGACCTTTAAATACGTGGTCTGTGAGGTTACGTCTCCCATTACACCTCTAAAAGCTAGACGTAATAGACGTGATGAATTTCCTTTCTGACGGGGTACGCGCGCGACTATTTTTTCCTTTTTTATTTTCTTTTTTTTCAAAATGCTTCTCTATAAATAGGACTGTTTTGCTGTTAAAGTAGCTTTTTTGGAGAAAGACATGCCTAAGTTCAGCGATGAGCCTGTTTCCTTGCCGGGGATCACGCCACGACAACATTTCATTAGATTGGCCGGTGGATTGACCGGGCAGCGCAGCTATCCCTTCTCGGCGATGATAAAAGGCGATTTTATCAAGCTCATGGACAATGCTGATGCTGTTAGAATTCGTGGAGCACTTCGCACCTTCTATAAGAGCGCAAAAAACACTGGAAGGCATTTTACTGTGCGGCCATCTGCCGATAAAAAGAATTACTGGGTCTGTCGGCGCGTCCAGTGAGAAAGAACAACATGCGAGACATATTTAACAGTGTGCCAATTAAAAAGACACGGAGACAACAGGTAATGGATAAGATTAATTCGGCAGACGTAAAACCACTGTCTGAACAAGCTGGAGTGGTCACGCCCCAGCAATGGCGATTTATTAAAGAACTCTGCGATGAAGACGGGAAAATCACACTGGTGCAAGCGGCAGTTAACGCTGGTTATCCTAAAAACAAAGCACAGTCCACGGCTAACCATTTGACATCCGTTAAACATTACCCGCAAGTCGTCAAAGCAATCCAAGAGTATCGCTACCAGCAGGCCGAGAAATACGGCACAACTTACGAGCGGCACATGCGCGACCTGCAAGTTATCCGCGACAAAGCCCTAGCGGCTGGAAACTTTGGCGCTGCCGTGTCTGCAGAGTTCCGCCGGGGGCAGGCGTTGGGCTCGATCTACATCGACAAGAAGATAACCTTGACGGGCAGTATTGACAGCATGTCGAAGGAAGAAGTCCAGCGAAAACTTGAGGAGATAAAGCTTTTGCACGGCTCTGCGGCTCCGCCAGAGATTCTTGACATTACTCCTGAACAAATTGAAACCGAACCTGAGACAAAGATGCTGGAGGCGATGAGAGATGGCGAGCGGACCAGAAGGCTTACTCCACAAGAGATTGAAGCAGAATCTGCCGAGATCGTTGATAGTTCGGTTGGAGAATCGAGTAAATCAGGGGATACCCGACTGCCTGATAGCGCTGCCGCCCAACCGTTACATCATGGTGGAGCTGAAGGTAGTGAAGAGCGGGAAGAAAGTACGGTTGTCGCCGCACCAGTTGGCATTTGCGGTGAAGCACAGCTCACTAAAGATGCCAGCTTACATATTGGTGGAGTGGCATCCGAAGGGCACGACAAAGCTGACTGAGAAGCGACTTCTGTTGTACGGCGGCGCGCAGGCTCAAGAGCTACATACTAAGGGCGTAAACACTGTGCCATTGGGCCAGTGGGCCTTAAGCGAGGTGGATTGGGAAGATGTGCGTATATTGTTGTCGAATACTTAACATGTTAAGGATAGCTAGAATTTTAAGGGAATTGTTTAAACGAAGAACAGTGAGTCGGAAGAACCGAGCCAGCGGCTCGCGCCTAGCTGGCTTTTGAACGAAAACCATTCGATGCGAATGATTCTCGTTCACTATTTCCGGTAATAGTTATTACCGGAAATAGCTAAGACATTAAGAACTCTAGCGAAATCAACAGCTTACCTTGGTTCATGGACCATGAGCCATCGATATTGGGCCAAGGCGGGTCCCTTTTGGCCGTTTTGGCTCGTAGAGCGAACGCTCGCTCGCTCGATCCGCGCTCGGCTCGGCCCCCTCTCAGCAAGACAGCCTTGGCCAGTTTTCACACAATTAATCCTGCCCAAAACAAAAATGACCATGTTCCACGTGGAACGCACTTGCTAACCCACCCCCTTTCGTTAGAAAATCAATACCCCATAAAATTTTTCACAATTTTTTATAAAATGGAATTCTATGTTCCCTGCTGCAAGAACCGTGGACCATGAAGCTGAACGCCTGAAACTTGAGTTACGTCTAGCTTTGCTTGAAGGTCAGGAGCAGGCACAGAACACCTTTCTTGGATTCTCTCGATACGTGTGGCCTGAAGCGATAATCAGTAGTCATCACGAGATAATGTCTCGTGCCTTTGACCGCATAGCTGACGGCTCGTTAAAGCGTTTAATTGTGAACATGCCGCCACGGCATACGAAGAGTGAATTCGCCTCTTATCTTCTTCCTGCTTATATTATGGGCCGTGATCCAAGGACCAAGATAATTCAAGCGACTCACACGGGCGAGTTGGCGGTGAGGTTTGGTCGTAAGGTACGAAACCTGATGGACTTGGACCGTTACACTGAGGTTTTTTCTGATGTTGCCTTGAAGGCAGACAGTAAAGCCGCCGGAAGGTGGGACACTGACAAGGGTGGTGAGTATTTTGCGGTGGGTGTTGGTGGTGCGATGACGGGTCGTGGTGCGGACATGTTGATTATTGATGATCCGCACTCGGAGCAGGACGCGCAGTCGCAGCTTGCTTTGGAGAATGCGTGGGAGTGGTACACCTCTGGCCCACGGACCAGATTACAGCCCGGCGGGGCTATTGTTATTGTAATGACCCGTTGGGGAACCAAGGATTTAACGGCCCGCTTACTCAAGTCTCAGTCTAATGCTAATGCTGACCAGTGGGAAGTTATAGAGTTCCCTGCTGTTTTTGACGAGCACGAGGAAGAGGAGCGCTCTCTTTGGCCTAGTTTCTGGCCGATAGATGAGTTACGCGCGGTAAGAGCTTCGATGTCCGTGCAGAAGTGGAACGCGATGTATCAGCAGAAGCCTACTTCTGATGAGGGTGCGATCTTGAAGCGGGAGTGGTGGAAGAAGTGGGAGCACGAGCACCTGCCTCCGGTGGAATATATCATTCAGTCTTATGACACGGCTTACTCCAAGAAGGAGACGGCGGATTATTCTGTCATCACCACGTGGGGTGTGTTCTTTCCTGACGAGGATTCTGGACCTAACATTCTGTTGATGGATGTGCGGAAAGGGCGCTGGGATTTCCCTGATCTGAAGCGGCAGGCGAAGGAGCAGTATGATTACTGGCAGCCGGATAATGTATTGATCGAGGCCAAAGCGACAGGGACCACGCTTCAGCAGGAGCTTCGGCGCATGGGAATTCCTGTGACGATGTATTCGCCGGGCGGGCGGCGCGCGGGTCAGGACAAGGTATCGCGGGCCAACTCTGTTGCTCCTATCTTAGAGAGCGGCATGGTCTGGGCGACCGAGGACACGTGGGCGCAGGATTTAATCGAGGAGTGTGCGGCGTTTCCCAATGGTGACAATGACGACCAAGTGGACAGCACGACTCAGGCACTGATGAGATTCCGCGCGGGTAATTTTATCTCTTTGCATAGTGATGAAGAAGAGAGCCCGCGCGAAGAAGACCTGATCCCAGAGTATTATTAAGAAGAGGGTCTTGCTCGTTAGGGTTAGGATGTTAAGATAGACGGCACAGGTGGTATACCTTTTAAAATTATTCTACAGGCATCCCTATGGCTTATGTATCTGCGCGAGAAATGCTTTCCCGTTTTCCTGTGAAAATGGCAAACGGGGGTTCCACCTATGGGATGGGTGAAGGGATAGATAGTACATTAGCTGAGATACAAGCTGATATTGACACTCAGGTTGGTGGTATAGATAGTGCCGCTATAGCCGCAGCAGCTCAAGTCAAAATAAACCAGCAAACAGCCTTGAATCAAGCGATGGCCGTCTTTAATAACGCAGGCGGAGGTCAAGCGGGAACAAATGCAGTTCTGGCAGCCTTAGAGGCTAATGGGTTAACTCTTCAAGACTTGTCTACGATGACAGGTGTTGCACTTACCGAAATAAACACTTTCTTGGGCACACAAGCTGTTGATAACACGGTGGTTGATAACACGGTGGTTGATAACACGGTGGTTGACGACACGGTG